TCAGGGGGTGAGGTCATACTTGCCATGCAAGGCGTTGAGATGAATGCGGAAGATGTCGCTGATCATGCGCAGGGCATCACGCACGGCGCTGACCTTGCTTTCAGGGTAGTAATACCATTGAATGGGAATTTCGCGGACGCGTAATTTTTTACGGCGGGCAAGGTATAGAATTTCGATATCGAAGGACCAGCCTGTGAGCGTTTGCTGGCGGAAGAGACTTTCTGCGGTGCTGGCATGAAAACATTTGAACCCGCATTGGGTATCGTTTAGCCCCGGCAGGATTAACATGCGAATGAGCAGGTTGATGGCGCGTCCGCCGAAATGGCGATAGTTCGGTTCATTGTAGCGGATGGCGCCGGGCGCTTCACGCGAACCGATCGCCACGTCGAAACCAGTGAGGGTGGGGGGGAGGAACTTTTCGAGTTCCTCGATTGGCATGGACAGGTCTGCATCACAGATGAAGCGGTATTCGCCATGCGCTTCGAGAATGCCGCGTTGGACCGCGTTGCCTTTTCCGCGCCGTTCTTCATGCAGGACGATCAGATTCTGGTGCGTGTGTGCAAATTCCTGCGCAAGTTCCAAAGTGCGGTCTGAACTTCCATTTTCAACAACGACAACTTCAGCCGTATACGATTGTCGGCTGAGGAATTGAAAGATCTGCTCCAATGTGCGGGGCAGGCGGCTTTCTTCATTATGAGCTGGAATGATGATGGAGAGAAATGGGATGTTCAATGTAGGTTATTGGAATAATAGGAAGGCGAATCCGATCAACACACAACATTCGACCACTAGCATCACAGCCAGCATGATCAACTGAGTACGGTTCATGCCAAGGACTAATCCGCTTTTGGCGGGGGCGGGCCGACGCTGCACTTTGTGTTGTTCTGATACAGGTTGAACGGGTACTGGTTGCTCCGTTCCCTCTTCTTCGAATTCAAAACCCAGGTTTGCGGGATTGAATTCATCGTTCGTCTCGGAGGAATTAAAGATGGCGCGCGCGCGGTTGGCGGGTTGGTTTTCAGGTTCGGGTTTTTGCGGCTCGGCAGTTTTGCGCAGGCTGGGGTCAATGATCTGGTCGGCGAGATCGTAGATCGCCCCGACAGATATCACCGGGCGGGCTTGCGTGAGCGATGCGGCGAACTGTTTAAGCGCATCACTGCGGACAACGCGCGCCACTGGCCGTACAGATTCGATCTGTGCGCCCGGGTCGCTGGCAAGCAGGATGGGTTCCACCGTCACTGGCAGGTTGAACTTATTGATATCAAGATATTTTTGGAAGACCCGTGCCACTTGTGAAACGCGGCTAAGCAAATTGATGCGGGCTGGCTGCGAGCGTCCATTGCTGACGGTGTTCCATTGATCCCCCTTCGCCTCGAAATATCCCTTGGCATTGGTAACGTGAATCACCCAGATTCCGCCTGCGCCGATCAAAATGATCGGGATCACGATCTCGCTGTTGGGCAGGGTGAAATTGCGAATCAAGACAAACCCTTTTTCAAGCAGGCGATCCAATTGCGCGATCACCATCTTTTGGGCTTCCAATTCGCCGTACCAATTCAAGCCATATTTCAACGTCCCCTGAATACGGGCAATAATATTAATTTCGCCGTTCTCATCCTGCAAGGGGGTTTTGTCGATAATTCTCATGAGATTTCACAGACTAGAAGAAAGGCACGTTCTCGAGCAGGTCACTCTCCGCATTTTCGCGGGTGGCAATGAATTCACGATCTTGTCCCTTAACCAGAAGAACAGGCATATTTACCTTGAATGTTCCCGCCAGCAACTCTTCACGTGAACCCGTCACGAAAGATTTTCCTTTTTGCAGGCGCTCCAACAAGGTTTTGCGATCCAACACGATCCAGTCTGAAAATGCACTACCGCGCCGTTCAAACACGCGGACCGCTGAAATTTGCCCGTTTTTAAGTCGGACGGATTCGATGACGCCATCAATTGTTTTTGCCATAAGAATTTCCTCTGTGAATATTTTAACACAACCGAGTTAAAGAAAAAGATACGAAAGCCTTGCGACCTCCGTACCTCCTGTTTTTGTCGGGGCGATAGGATTCGAACCTACGGCCTCTTGGCGACTAGGGTACATCCTGAATCTCATCGAAAATTTGTTCTGGCTTGGAGAGAGCGTCAAACGGCAGTTTTATCTTCGGAAAATACGTCGTATTAGACCGGGTCCAAGTGCCAAAATAAATGCAAGAATTACGAGCGATGCTCCAGGGTGATTAATTATCCAATCAAGCATTGATCAGCTTTCTATTCAGAAAACGAAGAGACTGCATACACTTCGTAGGAGGCAGGTGCGGTGGTCAGGTTACTGAAATCAAGGCTAAAAGGAGAATCTCCATTAGGAGCGATCTCATTCAATGTGGCAAAAGTCCAGCCGACATCAATAACATTTCCGCTTGCATCATAGGCAACTGCAGAGACATAGACCAATGATGCCGTTTTAGAGCCTGTGTTTTTTACCAAACCAGTCAGGGTATAGCCACCATAATCTCCAGCTTTTCCAGAAACATTATCCACTTGTAGATCAATGTATGGTGCAAATAATCCATTTTCCGAATAGGGTTCACCTTGTATTTGAATTTTGACTTCTGCCCATTCGCTAGGGGCATTGTCAACAAGGATTTTGAAGGGAGCTTTGCCGCTTCCTGAAACATAAGTTATGGTTTCAGAACCAGTCCCTACAATGCTTCCATTGCTGTCAATTAGCGAAATGACCACCTGTACACTTTGGGCGGCGTCGCCGCTATTGATAATTTCACCAACGAACCATAGTGAGTCGATTATGTCTCGATAATTTGTATAGTTTCCTACTTGCAAGTCTATTACTGGTTTGGGAATTGGAGATGGATTGGGTTGAGAGGTAGCCTGGGGCTCGTTCGCTGAGCCTGGCACTGTTGTCGAAACGGATTCCGTTGTTGTCCTTGGTGAGGCAGCATTGCAAGCTAAGCTAACTAACAATAGAGCGACACTTGCGACCATTGGTATGACTTTTTTTGAAAGCATATAATCCTCCATTTTAAGACTCTGATAGCTGATATTTATTCTTAGGTTTGAAAGCCAGCACTGCCCAGAGGGACGTGAGATAGAAGAACAAGACAGGGGCTGCGTACTCAGTAGGGGCATTCAGAACGAACAGCCCCGTTGCTGTAGAAACGGTGAGCAAGATGAACAGGAAGGTGAAGGGGATGATTACCCGTGACCAAGGGTAACGACCGCGGCGATCGGCGATCCAGTGAGCTGCTTGGGTGCGGCGACGTTCGAGGATGAGCCGACCGCGGAGGAAGACCCTGCGGTTGTGGCGTGCCTCAAGGACGCGAAGCATAAGGGTGAGCGCTTCGATCCGTTCTTCAGGGGTTGAGGAGACATGGATTTGCTGCCAGTTCATTCTTTATGGGATTGCTGCTTCGTACTTCCTGGCTTGCTCTTCAGGAAGATCTCCATTGATTTGAATGACCACATTCCCTTTGGTAAACACCCACGAAAAAAACAATGCACTGGACTTGCCAAGTTCGGTGTAATAGTTTGTCAGCAAGTCGCGGTCTTCGGTGTTGTCACAGATGAAGATTCTGCCGCCATTATCGGGTCCGAGTGAAGGGACAAAAAACCGTGTGCCTGTGCAAACGTAAGGCGCAGCGCCATAGTCTTCCTTGGTCATGGCACGAGTGTTTTCTGCTTCGAGGCCTGCATCTTTGAATGATTGCACAACATCGTCACCAGTGACTTGAGCACTACAGGAAGTGAGGAAGATAGCCAATAGTAAGATCATAGAAATTTTAGATTTGATATTCATAGAGTGTGATCCTTTCTGTGTTCGGGTCGGATTTGAAGAGGAGTAGTGTCGCTTTCAGTTCATTTGAGTGAATCACAGGCGGAGCCGTCATTATTGCCATCGAGACGATGTATGTCACCAGCACCAGCAGCGAGGCAAGAGGTATAGCATGCTTGCGCTGCCGACCATGAACTAAAGTCACCGCAATTCATGGAGTCACTAGCACATGAACAACCACCGCTGATTGGTGCAGATGTAGGCTGCGCGATCACGATAAATGGCGTTGACGTCGAGAAAACAATAAAGGTGGCAGTGGGCAAAGGGGATGCCGTTTCAGTTGGGAGGGACGTCTCCGTTGGCAGCCAGGTGGCGGTAGGCAAGGGCGTATCAGTAATACTTGCCTGCACTGTTTGAGTATAGGATAACCATGCTTCAGCCAGAGCTGTGTTCTGCGCAGATACAAAATCCACGGTTGGCAACGCAGTCGGAGATGAAAAAAAAGTATCGTTAACGGCGGCGACGCACAATGCTACTGAAAAAGACATCGCAGCAATTCCACTAAAGATTACTACGGAAAGTGGTATCTTTTTTCCGCTTTCTTTCTTCGGGACTGGGGAAATTTGGGCTGCCTGATAATGCCGAGGCTTTGTTTCAACAGCTTGAGAAGCTGCTTTTGTTTTTTTAGAACTGAGCATTTCTGAAACTGATAGGCCTGTGCCTGGGATACCAGCGGTAATACGGGTTCCCTTCTTGCCAATATTCAAACTAGCGCCAGGCTTTCCTATCGAAGTGCTGATCCCAGTCTTACTAAGGTTTATCCGAATGCCAGGGGCAATCTTGAAAATCTTCCTAAATCGAAATGGCATGATTTAACCCTCCTTAATACGCTCTGGATCAAGAGCGATATAAAACCCCAGTGGGGCGACAACAAAGAACAGATAAAACAATTCCCAATCATCCACTGTTTGCTCTGATGGGCGGGCGATTATAAAAAATAGGGCGATGACAGCTGCTGCGATAAGAACATGCTTTTCTCGGCGGGTGAGTTTCATGTTGCCTCTGCCCCCTAAGGGCGTTTACTTGTTGACCTTGCCTGGCTTGAATTTAGCGGACCGTGCCGACTGCTCGGCTTTTTGACGGCGCTCGATTTTCATTTCCATGATCTGACGAATTTCTTCCTGCTCTTCGGTCGTGAGCTGCGAGAGCAGGTGATTGTAATCTGCAAAGCTGGCTTCATCGCCGCCTTCAGGGAGGATGCCAGCTTTACGGAAGATGCTGATGGGGGAGATTTTGAAGGCATGAGCAATAGCCAATAAAGAATCAAATCCAACGCCTCTATTGCCGCTAATTATATTGCTCAAAGTCCCGCGTGATATTCCAGCATTTTTTACCAGATCACTCTGCGACCAATCCCTTTTTTCCAATTCTTGTAATAGCCAGTCGCCAAAGTTTTCCATAGAAAGCATTTTGTCACACTTGTTGTTTTCTTTGGAAATCATAGTGTTTTCCCTATTGACAACTAATTACAATTGTCGTAAGATGTTTTCAATAGAAAACAATAAGTTTTCTATGTTGCTCAATCACCAAGACAGGCTCCAGACGCCACCCAGAAGTCCTGAGCGGGGGCGCAACAGCAAAAGACGGAGAGAGAGCCGAAAAACGAGAGAAGGAAGGCGAAATGGCAAAGTATCAGAACATCCCTGTAAAACCCGAAATCTATCAGAAGGTGAAGATGATCGCCGAGGCAAACAACCGCGGGCTGGGCGACCAGGTGGCGCATTGGGTGGGTCGCGACCTGCCCGAGTGCGATCATCCCAAGTATGCCGTGAACGTGGAGGTCAGCCGCAGTGAGACTTTAGTGGCAGGCGAGACCCTTTCGCGCACAGGCTGGTTCTGCCCAACCTGCAAGCGGGTGTATCAGTTCGTGGCGAGCGAGTTTCCGACACAGGCGGAGTATGACCCGTATGGACAGATCAGCGTGGCGCTGGTGAAGAACACGGTGAAGGCATGAAACGCAACCCCTACATCTGCACAAAATGCGAGCGGAACCCGCTCGTGCATGAAACAGATCGCAAGAGTGGCGTGTGCGAGAGCTGCAAGCTGAAAGCGCACCAGGCAAAGCGCCGCAGAGAGTACCGCCAACAGATCAGTAAAGGCACGAAGTACTCAGGCAAGGCGCTCACGAAGGAACAACTGCAAGCCAACATCGAGCGAGTGGTGAATAACGCAAAGAAGACAGAGCATGCTGGACGGGCAGCGGATGTATTCAGCATCTCGCCACGGTCGCTAAAGATACAAGTGCGCGGTGCGCAAAAGGTAGGGTAGCGATGAGCGTATTACCAACCCTGATCAGAGCGAAGGACACTGCCGACTTGCTGAAGCAGGTACGAGAGCAGTTGGAAGCGGGCAGGGATTTGTATTCGCCATTGTTCGCCAGTGAGTATGGCTATTTATGCCAGTGGATGGTCAAGTCGCCAACTGTCTACGAATACCGCCTGGTCGATGTCGAAAGCCTCACCGACCTTGAACTGCAAGTAGGTGACCTGGCCGAACTCGGCTTTGAACTCATGTTCAACACAGTCTTATGGCAGGGGCGATACCTGCAATGGATGAGCAAGTGGAACAACTTCGGGCAGGCAGTGAAGGAAGCAGTAACACTGATCAACGCAGAACGCAGCGAAGAACTGCAGCTGGTGGAGGACGTGCGAGCCGTGCTGAAGTTGGTGCCTGTGAGTCCAGTTGGTTATGCATTGGCGATCCCTTTCATGACTGAGCGTGACGTTGTGAAACTTGGCGAGCGATACCTCAACATCTACGGCACAAACATCCCTGACATCTTGTTGGTGGATGGAGTACCGCTCCGATAGTTTCATCCTTCGTACTAACTCAGGATAGCAAGGAATTTTCACAATGACACATTCATTTTTCATCCATCTGCTCGTGACCCTTGTCGCCGCACTCTTCGCTGCTGCCATCCTGTGGGGCGAGCATTACCACCCCTGGGGCAAGCCACTCGACCAGCGCCTGAACTATGTCCTCGGCACACTGGCGATGTTGATCCCGTACTCATTCCTGATTCTTTTTTGGATGCTCGTGCCGCCTGGGGACGCGCTCATGTTGGGACTTTGGTCGCTGGTGGGCTTGTGGCTGATCGTGGGCGTTTCAGGCCTGACCGTGTACCTGCTCTACGAAGCAGACGCCAAACGTGAAGCCAGGCAGAGAGCCGCCGCAGCGGAAGCAGCAGAAAAGGCTGCCAGGGAATGAGTCAACGCAAAGCAGTGGCAGAGGCAATGCTCGAAAAGCTGGAGAACTGGCTTGGACGCGGAGCACGAATGCTGAAGCTGCTGGAGATCCTAACGGTGAAGGTCGACCTGATATCCAACCCCACCGTGAAACAGACAGCCCTCGAGGATATCGCTGAAATTCGCAAGATCATTCGAGATGGACAAAGCGCCATCAACTGGGTGATCAAAGCACTCAACTTGTGAGAGTCAGGGTTCGCCCTGATACGCATTCACTCTCTCTCCAATAGCCAGCCTGACCCAGCCAGTTGGGGCGGGTATGGGGAGAGAGCTACAAACGGAAGGAGTACCCAATGGCGGAACAACTTACTCAACTTGAGATCATCGATGACAACCCATATCAGGACCGTGGTTCTTACGAAGATATAGCAGAACTAGGTCGTTCGATTGCAGTCAATGGGCTGGAGCAGAAACCGAAAGCCAGACTCGTTGGAAAGCGATACCAACTGAAGTTTGGGCATCGACGCAAGCGTGCCTTTGAGTGGCTGAGTGAGAACTTCAAAAAAGAAGGTTTGCCCGATCGCTACAACGGATACACGGTCATGCCGCTGGAAGTGGAAGAGATCAGCGACAAGGAAATGTTTGATGGTGTGGTCATCGAAAACGTACACCGCGACGATCTGAAAGTGACTGAAAAGGCGCGACTGCTGCGACGTTACAAGGAAGTTCACCCTGAAGCCACCAGCGAGCAGATCGGGCTGGTCTTCAATATGAACGCAGCCACAGTGCGCGGCATGGACATCTTCCTTGATCTGCCTAAAGAAGCACAAACGAAGCTGGATGACGGAACAATCTCCCAAGGTGCAGCGCGGTTGCTGCACTCGATGCAAAAGATAGCCCCGAGGGAGAAGGTCATCGAGACTCTCAAGTTGATCGAAAGAGAAAAGGGCAGCACCCTGCCAGAAGAAGTGATCGACGGAGAGATCGACCGCCTGCCTAACACCGTGGATATGTGGAACAGCAATCACAGTAATGGCAAGCCTCGAGCAGGGTACCGCGGCTGGTTACTTGACATGAAAAACTTTCCGAACCGCCTGCTGCCTGCCATGAACGAACAGATAGTGGGAGCCTTCGAAGCCCATCTTGATCACCTGATCGACCCTCCTGCCTGCACCGCCTGTCCGTTCTACACAAAAGTACGTGGAAGCCATTATTGCGGCATGAAAGTCTGTCATCAGCGCAAGACGGTTGCATGGGAACTGTATGCGGTCGAGCAAGCCAGCAAGAATACCAAGATCGCAGTCTACACAGAGGAAGATGGGACTTATCTCGCGCTGGGCTACGACACAAGCCATTTATTCGAGAAGCGGCATAAAGACCTGAGATTGATTCCGAGATCGGCAGTCAATGGCTACTCCTATCAGAACTTCAAAGGTTTTGATGATGACCTGGTAATGGTTGTTGCAACCGGTGAAGAGCTTCTTGCAAAGATGGCGCGTTCGACGGGTACAAGCGGTGGAGCACGTGGCGGCAAAAAGACAGAAAAGGAAAAAGCAGAGATGCGAGCGATGAAGGTGTATCGCGTCAAACGGCTTGAATTGATGTGGGCGTACACCGCAGCTGCACAGTCTATCTTCGAGGGTGCTCCATTAGGTGTACTGAACAAAATCAACGAATGGAATCACATCGGCATCGATGACCGCATCCCTGAACAATACGACCATCCGCAGACAGGGGATGCCGCTCAGAAGTTGTCCTTTCAACGCCGTGCCCTGGTCTGGCGGCTGATCATGAACAAGACATCCCATTACTCCCGCAGTGGATTGGTGGATGCCCTCCAAAAATTCGCGGACGTAACAGGTGTGAAAGCGCCGAAGACGCTGGTCAAGCTTGCCGAGGAATGGGATGCAGAGATCAAAGCAGTTGCGTCCGTTTCTGCGGAAACGAAGGGGAAGAAGAAATGACCTTGCCGACCATTACACAGGTAAAGCGAGTGCGCCATAGCCGTTGTGAGTTTTGCGGGGGCAGGGGAGAGGACTTGCAGACAGAGATCATCGCCTCTCCCCTCGGCACGAGCTATCAAATCCCGCTCAGCCACACATCCTGCAAGAAGACTGTATTGGAAGGTTCGCTTTTGTTTACAGAAAAAGGAGCAACCCATGAACCCAAGCAACGTGTACGAAACTCTACTCGAAGAACTCGCCGCTGGTGAGCTGACCGACCTGCAGCGGAAGGTCTTTCACCTGCTGCGCGATAACCCAGATGGATTGGATCGCTACCAGCTGGTGAATCACATCTTCGGATACATCCCTGTGAAGATCGATGGCAACACCGACGACCGCAAGATCCGCAAGGCGATCGAGAAACTCCGTCAGCGTCTCTTCCCAATCATCAGCACCAGCGGCAAGCCTGGGTATCGGCTGGATACCAGCAGGGAGGCCGTGCAGAAGATGATCCGCGAGCTGCGAAGCCGCAGGGACCGCATCGATGAGCAGATCCAAGCTGCGAGCAAGTTCTACAGCATCCCTGTGGTGTATCAGCCAGACCCAAGCCAGGTGGAGCAGTTGAGGATGGCGCTATGAAACAAAACCGAGCCAGATGCTCCATTTGTCTCAGACCGCTGAAGGACCCGTACTCAATCGCTGTTGGGATGGGACCCGAGTGCAGGGGAGCTGCGATCAAGAAAGGTGTCAAGTTCCCCAAGGCAAAGTGGCGTGTGAGTGGTGGCAGGGTCGTGTTCGATGGCCTCGAGACAAAGACAGACGGTCCGCTGGTAGGCGACCTCACAGGTAATAAACCCAGGATCAGGAAGGTGAAAGATGAAAGCACAACCGAAGACGAGAGTGATTGAAGTCAGGGAAGCACCTGCGCTGAAAAACCCTTTCATTCAACAGGGCATCCGTGATTTGAACTCTGCCAGGGCATGGGGCGAGAAGAACGGTCACGCTGTTGTTTACTTCATGCCGAAGAAGCAGAAGGTGTATGCCGACCGCCTGAAGACAGATGTGGCAGCCCAAGCAGAGAAGCTTGAAGAGCAGTCCGTCCAATTGGTGATGTTTGCGGAAGGTGATCTGTCATGACTGGGCTTGGCGCACTCTTCCTGATGGCGGCTACAAGCGGTGATCAAGGCGAAATGACAACCAGCACGCCGAAGCCGAGAAGCAACACGGGCACGATCTTCAAATTGTGCCAGGGCGATTGCATGGAGCAGACACCGCATGAACTCAAAGCAGGATACAGCCAGTGTGTGATCTGCGGAAACAAGATCTATGCCAAACCAGTTGAGTCCACGGATCAAAACGACAGTACAGGGTGAGGGGAGCGTTGTCCATCATGACATCACTCCCTACGGCTTGTGCAGGATGTGTGTGGCCAGTTATCACAAATATCCTGACCTCGAGACCTGGTGCGGCATGCTGCCCGAAGGCACACGGCTATTAGGGCATCGATACGTGGAAAAGATAACTCTGGAAGTCGTGTTCATTGGGTATCTGTGGATTTATTACAAGAACGGAAGGTGAAATATGAACAAGCATACTCTGATCATCATTACATTCGTGCTGGGCATCGGGGCCGTGTTATTTGCCGACCAGCTGCTGGCGATCTTCCACGGCATGAGTCCATTGCAGGCGATGCAGATGATCTGGACGTTCGTGCTGCACGTGGCAGTGACGACCATCGTTGGGTACGTGGTGGTCGGGCTGCCTGCCATCGTCAAGCCGTGGCTGCGGATGTTTCTGCGGAAACGCAAGGCAACCCACCGCGGCATGGATGTGCAAAAGACCGCCACCCAACGCGCTCCACGGATCAACAAAGACCAGGTGCTGCTGTGGATGGCGAGCCAAATGACCAAGGGCAAGGCGACGACAGAAACACGTCAACCCTCGGATGATATCCAGATCAAGCTGTAAGCGAGGATGCCATGAAAAAGATACTGATCTTGATTCCGCTTCTCTTCATCCTCGCGGCATGTGGGGAGGGACAGGTGGCACAAGGCACGCCGACACCGACACCCAACCCTGGTGATATTGCTTTGCAGATGGTGCAACAGATGATGGCTGCAGAAGCCACTCAGCAGGTGGTGGGTCTGCAGTTTACCGCCACGGCTCAAGTGATGGCGGTGACGTCAACACATCAGGCAGTGGGTACGCAGGAAGCGATCACCCAACAGGCACGGATGGATGCCCAAGCAACAGCTGACCAGGCTCTGCGATTTGCGCAGGCGACCCAGCAGCGGCTGGATGTGGAAGCGACTCAGGCACAGGCGAAGCTAAATCTGCAAGCGACACAACAGGCAGAGGCAACGTCAACGGCATTCGTGATGACCCAGGCGGTTATGCCGACCCATAATCTGTGGACTCAGCAGGCAGTGGAACAGCAGATCATTATTGCAACCAACGAGGTGGAGTTATCGAACCTCGCTGTTCAACAGCAGCGACAGAAGAACCCCTGGGAATGGTCTCTGCCGATGCTTGGCGCTGTTGTGCTGGTGATCGGGTTTCTGCTGTACGTCCGTAATCACTCCAAGGTGAGAGAAATCAAGAATGCCGACGGTGGCGTGGATGTGCTCATCTTGAATGGTGAAACGATGATCACCCCGCGACTGCTGCCAAAGCCTGTCTTTGATATCGAGACAGGGCAGATGCCCGACATGACGGACCCTGCCCAGCAGGCAGAGATCGTGCGCCGTGATCAAGGCATCCGCGCCTTGGAAGTAATGCCAGTCAATCCTGCAGGGCATGCAGTCTCAGCATTCAATGGTTACTTCAGTGACACCACAGATGCAAAGAAGATCCCGCCCGTTGAAATTTTGAAGCCTGAAGATATCGGTCACAACATCCTCGAGGAGATCGAGGGACAGGTTGTGGAGGAAGGATAACCATGCTGCCTACAGTTTCCCTTTATCAGAACGCTCAAAAGTGCGCACAGGTAATGTGCCACATCCTGAGCGAAGAAATGAAGCTGCAATATCCGCAGCGGTTCATACTCACAGAGCATGGCAAGTTCACGTGGCTGCTGGCTGTGATGGATGACCTGAACCTTGGCGGATCAATGAACAAGTACGTGCATACCAGCACCCTGCACCGTTTAAGCACTGCGCTTGATGGTCTGCCTGTGCTGCTGAGCAATCACAGCGGCTTGCGGTATGCAGTGCTGCTTTCGGAAAAACCGCGCCTGCCTCAGTCGGTTGCATATCCCGAGGAAGTCAATGCACTGGATATGTTTCCGCTTGGGGTTGGTCTGGCAGGGAATATCCACGTCCACGCAAAGCAGATCGTCAACATGATCGTGGTGGGTGCTCAAGATAGCGGCAAGAGCATGGTGCTGCGTGCGCTGGCTCACACGGCACGCATGCATGGATCGGAGCTCTATCTTGCCGACCCTGTCCAGCACACATTCAATCCAGACTTGTGGAGCAAGTCCGCTTATGTTCTTCACAGTACAGCTATTTTCCTCAAAGTGCTGGAACGGCTCAATGCTGAGATCGAGAAACGATCTGAACTGTTCAGGGTGGCAGGCAGAGTTCCTGCAGAGGATCTGGACGCATACAACAGCCTCACAGGGGAAGCCTTGCCGCGAGTCTGGTTGATCGCCGATGAAGCGAACACATTTCTTGCATCCAAGGCAGTGCAGGAACGGCTGGCGGACCCTGCTCGCATCGGTCGGAAGTTTGGCATTCACATCGTACTGGCTGGACACGACTGGCATGAGTACACCGTCAACCGCGGTCTGACCTCCTACTTTGAAACCCGCTTATGCCTGCGCACTTCGAACGATACGACTGGCAGGATCGTGCTGGATGATGTGATGCGCGGCAAGAGAACGATGAATTTCCGTCAGCCTGGGCGTGCCATCCTGCGGCTGCGCGGTCAATACCATGACCTGCAACTGTACAACGTCTCACCTGATCGCGAAGCGGAATGGTTCATGCAGGCAGAGAAGCAAAAAGTAGTCGTTGATCTGGCGGAGTTACCAACTGAACCAATGCCGACTGCAGAGGATGAGATTGCCAAACTGGCAGAGTCCATACGTGGGCAGTGGGCAGTTGGGTTGAGCAGAACCAAAACAGCAAAACTGTTGGGCTTCTCCCAGTATGGTGGGTCGTTCAAGACGAAGACCGACCTGGTTGTTGATTACCTGACCGCTACTACTACTACTACTACAGCCCAGGAAGAGCCCAAAATAGGCGATTTTGCGGCTGAAATGGCATAGAGAGTAGTAGTAGTAGCACTTTCAGCTTGACTTATTCGGGCTGCAGCGGCGTAATGTCGCCCCGAAAAGGAGACCTTATGACAACGAACAAAGCAGAAAAGAAACCAAACAAGCGGATCAACATCCACACCACAATCATGTGGGGCATGGCGCTGGTGCAGGCTGTCAGGTATGCGCGGGCATTTGCCATCGCAGAGATTGGACGCCATGATCTGACAGGCATGCCAAACGTGGACGAATTCCTAGCTTATGCATCCCTGATCACAGGGCTGCTGATGGGCTTTGGCATGTCCCTAGGGCTGGCATTTGTTGCAAGCCAACTGCGCGGCTTGAAGGGCAAGAAGGAAACCCAGTGGGTGACTGGACTTTTCATGGTGATGCTCATCGTCTCGCCAGTGGTGCTGACGCCAATGGTAAAGGGCACGATGGCAGAATGGCTGGCCGACATCCTGTATTACCCAATCTTGCAATGGCTGTGGGCGGTGGGTGTGGTGGTGCTTCCCGACGCTCTGATCGCTGCGGTCGGTTTCATGGATCGCTCAGCGACGCTGCCAGCGAAGTCCAGCGACGCTCCAGCGACAGCCAGCGACGCTGGGAGCGACGTTCAGCGACAGTCAGCGACGCTCAAAAGTCGCTCAGCGAAGAAACCAGCGACTGTCAGCGACGCTCAAGCGAAAATTTACAGGTGTGAATGCGGGCAGACCTTTGCCGACAGGTTCAAGTACAGCGGTCACACACGGACATGCGCAAAGCGCAAAGAGATCATGGCAGGTAAGAATTTGATCGCGGTGGAGCTTCCAGCGACGCCAGCGAAGATTGAGCGAGGCGGTGAGCGATGACAACTTTACTACCCACACAAGACTTGGCACTTATGCGAGCGCTGGCACGCACAGCAGGTGTGCTGCTGGTGGCAGTGCGGATCAATCAACTGCACCCAGGGCGAGCGATCTCGGACTATGAGATCGCCGACATCCTCGAAGTGGACAAGCGGACCGTGCAGAAGCAGCTGCGGTCACTGTCTGCGGCAGGCCTGATGCTCGAGCAGCGTCCAGGCAAGTACGTGGTAACAGCGGCAGGGCAGAACACACTGCTCAGCTGGTCAGATCAGCCACAGATTGCTGAGACGGCGAGTCTTTCTATAGAGGAGCAGCCAGTTTATAGTGACGCACAAAATGTGCATGCACAAAATGTGCAGTTCATGATTGATGATGATGACATTAAGAACTTAAATCCTGATTCATCATCCTCAATCAATCCGGAGAGCACAAAATGTGCGCAAATTTTGGACGCAACGCAAGTTTTGTTTGGGGAGTCGGTTTCAACAGCCTGTCTCTCCGAGATTGCTCACCCAAAGCCAACATGGGTGCTCGCCTGGGTCAACAAGGCCTGGCGCGATCGCGAGCGGCTGACAAACCCACACGGGTTGATTTATCGCCGAGTGATATCCTGCGAGCGCCCGCCTTTGTGGCTGGAGAAGGACCCAACTGCAGGGCTGCCAGAGGAGTTCCTCGAGGCAATCGGGATGCTCGAGAAGGTCTGCCCACGCTGCCACGAGAAGTTCACAATTCTGGCTGAACACACGGCGCATGTCGAAAAGTGCCTCATGACCCACTTCGAGGAGCCAGAGGAGGAATTGGCAGCTGGTCCCGATGAGACGGTCACAGAGCAGGTTCGCCAATCATGGCAAACGGTGCTTGATCAGCTGCGGAACGAGATGCCAAAGGCACAGTTTCAGACTTGGGTCGAAGATGCTCACCCTGTGCATTTTGGTGGCACGGTGCTGCAGGTAGGAGTCCGCAACGGGTATGCAAAGCACTGGTTGACTACCAACCTGAGCGAGCAGGCAGGACGCCTGGTGAGTAAAACCTTCAATGCGACGGTCTGCTTGGAGTGGATCGTTTCTGCGGAAACGGAGTAGGCATGCCAGCAGCTGATCGCCGTTTCTTTCTCTGCACTGGTCAGTGCGTCGAATACAAAGACCTTTACAAGTTCCCCCAGAGTCACATTCTTGGTGAGCTGCGGTATGTCACGGATGAGGGCCGACGGGTGACGGCTCTGGCGCTGTACGAGATCCCAGTCAGCGCGACTGAAGTCCCACCGCTCAAGCCGAGCATCATCGTCCACATCGTAGGGGATGCTCGGATGATCAGGTGCAGGTTTGCCGACTGCACTAAGTCGCAGCGGTGGGAGTTGGGTAGGGCGGCTTTCCTGGCGCTGATGGACCGCATGGGTTATCAGGGAAAGCTCTTGGAAAGTGAAAACTAGTCACCCATAAATGGCACGACAAATTAATGAAATTTTAATGTGGCAATCTTATTTGTTGATTGGTTATAAAATAGGCTCTTTTTCTGTTAAAATACATAATCTATTGTTTTCTGAAACTCTAGGAGGAATAATGTCATTTACTGACAGAATAAAACTTATAGAAGAACTAGAAAAAGTTCGAGACTCCCGTGTGCTTTGCTATATCTTAGGTGATCGAGAATCTTTTCCCCCTGGTTTTCCCCCTGGATATTCACTTCAGCTTAGTAATGAGCCCGCATTTCAGCTACAAGAATTAGTCCGTTCTATCGGTAAAATAAAAAAACTTGATCTTTTCCTCTATACTCGAGGAGGCTCTACAGATGCGGTTTGGCCGTTAATTAATTTATTACGAGAATATTGTGAACACTTAACTGTAATTGTTCCGTTCAGAGCCCATAGTGCTGGTACTTTAATTTGCTTGGGGGCAGATGAAATTATTATGACTGAAGCTGCTGAGTTAAGCCCAATTGACCCCACAACTGGGAATCAATTTAACCCATCCGATCCAGCTAATCCCCAAAGTAAGTTTGGAATTAGTGTAGAGGATGTAGCTGCCTACTTTGAACTAAGCGCTAAAAGAGCGGACATTGCTGCAGAAAACTTGAAGCTTGAAGTTTTTAAAGAGTTAACTAATAAGGTGCATCCTTTGGCGCTTGGTAATGTTCAGCGAGTGTATAACCAAATACGATTTTTAGCTCGCAACCTTCTTTCCCTTCATCTTGACGTAAATGGTCACAAAGAAAGAATTGACAGCATTATAAAAAGTTTGACAGAAGAATTTTATTCTCATGTCCATTCGATTAATCGAAAAGAAGCAGCATCGTTAATGGGTGATTGGGTACGTTTACCTAACAAAGAAGAAGAAACCCTAATTGCAAATCTCTTTGGTCAGTATGTGAGTGATTTAGAATTAAATACTAAATTTCAAACGCCAGAATATATGGGCGACAATCCAGAGTGTGCTTTAAATGTTATTGGCGGTTTTCTGGAAACTAAAGAGAAATCCTATAAGTATGAAACCTCGATGAATATTTTTCAACGTTCAATTCTTCCTCAAGGTTTTCAAGTCCAGGTTCCCCCTGGATCTATCATGCCCTTGCTTCCTGGGTTTCCAAGATCCTTTGATTCTTCCATTCTTCACATGGCATGGATGCCAAATGAGTAATGAGGTAAGTTATGTCTGATATAAGAAAATACACTACTTCTGTGCATAACAGTTTTATATCTATGCAAATATCCTATTCGACAGCAGATGTCGAAAAAAGCTTGTTTACAGGAACAGCGTCTGTTGCCTTAGAAAATCCATCGCCAAGTGGAAACATCGAACTTCTTGTTGTTGATGGAGATGTATTTATTCTCCAAGAATCAAGCCCGGAAGATGCAGTTCCACTAACGCCTGGTGCGGGTATTACTGGATTGGTTGCTATTGATAAGCAAGAATAAGTTACAAATGTTTTCATGCATCGAAACCAATTCAGTCAACAACCATCATTTGGACGGAGTATATATTCCAAGGCTGTCATGCTTGATACAGGTGCCTTGATCGCTTTGTCTAACTCGAGAGATAAATATCATCTTCCAGCCAAAAATAGTTTAGACCGCTTGGTTAGCGATCGATTTCCGCTATATATTACAATTCCAACTATTTATGAAACTCAAAGGAGACTACTCCTTGATTTAGGCATTAAGGCATCAAGTAAATTCTTAACTAATATATTTGATGGTTCAATTAATATAGAGAAAACAAGTACTGATGATGATATGGCGGCAAAAACCTTAACAGAAAAATATTCCTACATGCCACTTACCTTGACTGATGCGGTTAATATGACAGTTATGATTCGACTGGGAATTGCAAAGATTTTTTCTTTTGATGAGCATTTTATCCGAGTGGGTTTTCTGATAGTGCCTCCTGTAAGATAAGAATAACTCATCATTTATTTTATTAATAAAATCGATGTATAATTAAATTTGAAAGGAGAAACAACAACTAAATAAACTTTTGCAGTCCTGGTCATGTATCGGGACACACATTCGGAAATGATGCGCCCGAAGACTCAATCGAGTCTTCGGGCGTTTTTGTTTCCATAGTCAAATTATAAGGAGATGTTCGTATGAAGTTCAATCTTGAAAATGCCCTTGTTGCACTCGGCTGGAACCTGGGCTTGATCGCTGTATTTTCTGCCGTGCTTTCGCTGTTTGGTGTCGATCTCGAAGTGGTGCTGGCCATTGCAGGCGCCATGATCGGACTTCAACTGCTCATCGGTTTAGGCGTGGATGTGCTCAAGTGGGCAGGTGTGATCAAGGATGGCACTGCAGGTAAATGGTCTGCTGCACTCAACCTGCTCGGTTTGGCATTTATCGCTGTGACTTTGGCGGTAAATCCCTTGTTCGACTTCGCTGCACTGGATGCTCAACTGGTTGATATTGCCAAGTTCCTCACACTTATCTTCGGCTACATTGTGCAGATCGCAGGCACCAAACGCGTGCATCAGTTCAATGCTTATGGTCTTGGTGTGAAGGTGTTCAGCAACAAGGCAAAGCCTATCCTTGCCTAGGAAACCACCACGTCCATGCCATGTGGCTGGATGCCCTGAGTTGATATATGACGAGGGTGACTGTCCACGTCACCCTCGTCAACGTGACAGGCGCAAGCGGGAGACAGCACGTCCCTCAGCTGCAGCACGTGGCTATGGTCGTAAGTGGCAAGCCAAGCGTGATGCTTGGGCAAAGTTACACCCTTACTGTGCCGACCCGTTCGGCTTTCACCCAGGTCAACGAGTAGCAATGAAGATCGTTGATCACATCATCCCTCTCAAATCTGGAGGCAGAGACGATGCAAGCAACTACCAATCACTCTGTGGCGCGTGCCACAACTACAAAACTGCACACGATGGCAGTCGGGGCAGGGGTAGGGGTGGGGGGAGGGCGGGTTAAATCTCTGGAACTTTGGGGTTGGAGACCGGCGGGGCAGTCATGCGCGTACACCCGCGAAATTAGGCAGGGGGGGGTATAGGCGGATGAATGCAAGGACGGAAGCCAAAACCCACTGCGCTCAAGATGCTGGCTGGCAATCCTGGGAAGCGTGCGATCAATCACGCCGAACCAAAGCCAAGAGTCGTCATGCCAAAGCCACCGGATCATTTGAGCGATGCTGAAAAAGAAAAATGGAAGCTGATCGTTCGCGAGCTGCATCCACTTGGATTGGTCACAACGATCGACAAGGATGCGCTCGCCATGTATTGCACAATCTATGTGCGTTGGATCAAGGCAGAACGGATGGTTCGCGACAAAGGCGAGATCATCAAAACTGCGGCAGGGAACATCATTCAAAATCCCTACCTCTCAATCGCAAATCGAGCGCTTGACCAACTCAACAAACTGGGTGCCGAGTTCGGCATGACACCATCCAGCAGATCACGCGTCAAAGCGGACATGCTGACCCCAGATCAGGAATTGGAGCGGATGCTATTTGGCCCGCGAGTGACAGTATCAAATGACAGATGAACTTACTTACATTGCTGAGGGGCTAAGAGTCCTGGCAGTTCCAATCGACGAACTGCACGTGGACCCTGCCAACGCGCGAACTGGTCACGCACTGGAACGCATCGCGGCATCACTCAAAGCATACGGTCAGCGTAAGCCTATCATCGCGAACCGCCTGCAGAACGGAAAGATTGAGGCAGGCAATGGCACATGGCAGGCAGCCAAGCATCTGGGCTGGAGTCATATCGCCGTGGTCTTTGTCGAGGATGACCCGGCAACTGCGGCAGCCTTTGGCATTGCGGACAACCGCCTGAGCGATCTTAGCACTTGGGACTTGGATGCACTCGGAGCACTGATGCCAACCGTTGAGGATTTGGTAACAGGCTTCACAGAGAGTGAGATCCGCGACGTGCTCGGTGAACGTGGCGGGGGGTTGCTGGTGGACCCAGGTCCGCAGGATGAGGACGATAAAAAACTGAAAGAGTTGCAGGAAAAGTGGGGAACTGCACTCGGTCAGACTTGGGCAGTGGGCAGGCACATCCTCCACTGTGGAGATTCCACGCAACTGGATATCGAAAGCCTCGGCTGGATGGGTGCCGCAGCACTGACCGTCACGTCACCGCCTTATTGGGTGGGCAAGGAATACGAACGCGAAAAGAGCGAAGCGGAGATCGATGAATTCATCGGTCGCGTGGCAGCCCTGATGGCAAAGGTCACCCGCGTGGACGAGTCTCGCATCGTGATCAATACCAGCACAGGCTTCACAACTGCCTTCGATAAAAAGAAAAAGCGGCAGGTGCTGCTGCTGATCGATAAGTGGATGAACGCGCTATACCCACTCGGCTGGAACTTGCGCCATGTGCGTCACTGGCTGAAGGAAGGCCAACTTGCGTCTGTATCTCCAAAGACTGACCTGATTGACCAGCATAGTGAGTTCTTCGGCACGTTCGAGCATGATGATGGCGAAGAGATCCACTTCGACGACGTGCTCAATGAGCAGGATGTGAACCTGCTCGAAACCTTTTATAGCCGCCACGGCAAGCAGCGCGGACAGGAACGTACTGGTCAGAAGTGGGCGCTGCGTTCGTATTGGGATGACATCAAAGGCACTGCCGGTGCGAATGGTCATATTGCAGCCTTCCCGTTGGAGATACCAGCGCGGCACATCCTTCTCTACACCAAGCCAGGCGAGACGGTCTTCGAACCGTTCAGCGGATCCGGTACGACGCTGATTGCCTGCGAAGTGCTGAACCGTGAATGCATCGGAGTTGAGCTCGACCCTGCTTATTTGGCTGCCAGTCTGGAACGCTGGCATGTAATGACTGGCAACATGCCAGAGAGGATTTAAGGATATGGCTACGAGACAGGAAGAATTAGAAAAAAAGGTAAGAGAAAGCGGAAGCCTTGAAGAACGTTTACTAGAGTGCCGTCGCAGGATTTCTGTGATGTGCAAAGAAGGACGTCCGCCTAAGATGACCATCCCTGTTCAATGGGATGATGATGACTTTTTTATCAGCATTACGTTGCAAGATGCTATTGCTGCTTATCAGAACACTCAGTGAGATGACAGATTTACCCTACATCACCGAATCCCTGCGACCGCTTGCCGTACCGATCGCTGACCTGCACGAAGATCCTGCCAATGCCCGCATTGGTCATGACGTGCCAGGGATCAAAGCATCCCTACAAGCCTATGGACAGCGTAAGCCCATCGTCGTCAATCGCCTGCAGAACAACAAGATCGAAGCAGGCAATGGCACCTATCGTGCCGCCAAGGAACTGGGCTGGAGTCATATCGCTGTGGTCTTCGTCGAAGATGACCCCGCCACCGCAGCTGGCTATGGCATCGCCGATAACCGCCTGGGCGACCTCAGTGAATGGGATGTGGACGTGCTGCGCGAGATCACCCAAACCACTGGCGACCTCTTCACCGGTTTCACCCCTGCAGACTTGGACGACCTGGTGGGCGTTTCTACAGCAACAGGGGCACCCCAGGCAACCGTAGCGGACCCTGGAGGGCAACCCGACAAAGCCGAAGAGCTGCAAGCCAAGTGGCAAGTGCAGCCCGGGCAGATCTACCAACTGGGACCGCATCGCATCATGTGCGGCGATTCCACGCAACACACCGACGTCGAACGGCTGATGGCAGGCGAGCTCGCGCACCTCATCTGGACCGATGCGCCGTGGAACGTGAACTATGGCGGTAATGATCACCCTACCTACAAAAAGCGCACGATCAACAATGACAACCTCGGCGAAAAATTCATCATCTTTGTGGAACTCTTCGTCACGCAACTCTGGCGTTTCAGCGTGCCAGGTGCCGTGGTGTATGCAGTCATGGGTGGTGAAGAGTGGCCGGTGATCGACAGCGAGCTGCGCAAGATCGGCTTTCACTGGTCGAGCACCATCGTGTGGGTCAAAGATCAAATGGTCTTGTCGCGCAAAGATTATCACGCGCAATACGAACCCATCTGGTACGGCTGGAAGAGTGACGCACCGCGAGTCTGCGAGGTCCCCGATCGCAAACAGTCGGACACGTGGTTCATCGATCGACCGCGCAAGAGTGAAGAGCATCCAACAATGAAGCCGCTCGAGCTGGTCGAGCGTTCGCTTCTGAATTCGTCCCATCCTGGAGATATCGTCCTTGACCTTTTCTCAGGCTCTGGCACCACGCTGGCAGCGTGTGAACGGACCGGCAGAGTCTGCCGGGCAATGGACAACGATCCAAAATATGTAGCTGTGGGGCTGGAACGCTGGCACATCATGACCGGTCAGCAACCAGTATTGGAGGATTTGTGACACGGGGCAGAAAACCAAAACCAACCGAAATGAAAAAGCTAGAAGGGAATCCAGGCAAGCGCGAGATCAATCATCAAGAGCCGCAGCCGGAAGTTGTTATCCCTAAATGCCCAGCACATTTGAAGGGCGAAGCACGTAATGAATGGAACCGGATAACCAAAGAGCTTGTCAAACTCAAGATCGTATCTAATGTCGATCGCGCTGCCCTGGTGGGATATTGCCAGGCGTGGGGTGATTACATCCGTGCTTGTAAGGAAGTCGAGACTGAAGGTGAAGTGATCATCTCTGATAAGGGCGGCATGTATCAAAACCCCTGGGTTTCTATCAAGAACAGTGCAGTGGATCGTATGGTCAGAATCTCTTCGGAATTTGGAATGACGCCGTCCAGCCGATCACGCATCAAGATTGAAACGCCTACCGAAGAAGACAAGATGACTGGGTATTTATTTGGCAACAAGAATGTAAAGGTTGCAAGTCAGTGACATGGCAAAGCGAAGGAAGGAGGTGCTGCATCCAGCAGAACAATATGCTCAGGACGTGATCAGTGGCAAGATCACTGCATGCAAATGGGTGCAGTTAGCTTGTGAACGACACATTCATGACCTTGAGCATGCACATGAGCGTGGGTTTTATTTTGACCCGGGAGCAGGGCAATACGTTATTGATTTTATTGGCATGTTGCGGCACTCCAAAGGTAAGTGGGGGCGTGGAGTCGGTGAATTTATCGTTCTTGAGCCGTGGCAGCAATTTATCATTTGGGTGGGCTTTGGGTGGAAACGTGCTGATGGTATGCGGCGCTTCCGCACAATCTATGATGAGGTTGCCCGTAAAAATGGGAAGAGCACCAAGGCAGCTGGACTGGGTATATATCTTGGCTTTGCAGATGGTGAGCCAGGTGCTGAAGTGTATAGCGCAGCCACCAAACGCGATCAGGCGCGTATCGTACACAAGGAAGCCATCCGCATGGTGCGCAAGAACCCAGGGTTGCGGAAGTACATCAAGATTTATAAAGACAACCTCAACCTTGAACAGACTGCTTCGAAGTATGAACCGCTGGGTGCAGACTCGGACAGCACTGATGGCTTGAACATTCATGGCGTCATCGCCGATGAGCTGCACGCTTGGAAGAGCCGTGAAATGTACGATGTGCTCGAAACTGCCACCGGCTCCCGCGAACAGCCCATGATCATCTCCATCACCACGGCTGGCATGGATCGCCTGAGTGTGTGCTACGAGAAACACGAATACACCCGCAAGGTGCTCGAAGGCTGGAAGGACGGCTCCTTCGAAGACGATACATGGTTCGGCATCATCTATACCATAGACGAAGGCGACGATTGGCGTGACGAAAATGTGTGGATCAAAGCCAACCCGAACCTAGGAGTCTCGAAATACATCGAAGACATGCGCATGAAAGCCAAGCGTTCAGAGCACATGCCTGCAGCTCTCGCTGGCTTCTTGCGCCGTGAACTTAACGTGTGGGTGCAGGGCGAGTTCAAATGGATGCCAATGGATCGCTGGCGAAAGTGTAGCGGCGATGTGCCTGCGCTCAAACTTCCGAAACGGCTGGAAAATGCAACTGCCTATGGCGGACTGGACTTGTCGAGTACATCTGACTTGACTGCTTTTGTAATGGCGTTTCCAGATGATGATGGGAACTTTGATATCGTGTGCCGCTTCTGGATACCTGAAGATCAAATGGAGATCCGCACACGGGATTATGGCGTGCAGTACCGCCTATGGGTTGAGCAGGGATACATTGAGACTACGCCAGGGAATTCCATTGACCCTGATTACATTCTCGATCAGGTCGAGCAAGATGCAGACATCTTCGATATTGACCAAGTCGCATTTGACCGTTGGGGGGCAGCCCGTGTGGTTACGACCTTAGAGAATAAAGGACTGACAATGGTGCAGTTTGGTCAGGGATACGCCAGCATGAACCCACCAATGAAGGAACTGGAGCGCCTGGTTTTATCAGGCAAGATCCGCCACGGTAACAACCCAGTATTAACCTGGATGGCAGATAACCTCGTGGCACGGATGGACCCATCTGGCAACATCAAACCAGATAAGGAAAAGAGTCGCGAGAAAATAGATGGCATGGTGGCGCTGATCATGGCACTCGATCTGGCACTGAGGCACCCCGAGAAGAAGAGTATCTATGAAAAACGAGGCATTCGAAGGCTTGGATAATCCTTGACTTCCCCGGGCTTCGGCGGCGTAATTGGGGTATCAAAAGGAGATTAACATGAATACAAAAACAGCACTTGAAGCATACGAAGAAAAACAGGCAGAGATCGAAAAACTGCTGAAGCAGATCAAAGAAGGACTGCTGACGCACGATCGCGGATGCACCCCACGACATAACTGGGGGCATGTAGGTGACTTAAACACCATAGTAGAAACGCTGACCGACATCAAGGATCGACTACACAAAACTGGCGAATATAAGTTGGAAAAGATATGTTAACTCGATACAACACTGAGCTTATATATCTTGCTAAATAAGAGAGAGAAAAAGTTCTATTTACTTTGACACATTTCTTAGGTAAAATAATTAAAACTTACGGCTTATCATTTAAGTGTGCAAGAGGAGGTATTATGACAACCTTTTTGATTGTAATAATAATAATTGTGTTCATTTATTTGTATATCGGGTTAACAAACCAAAAGGAAGAATCTGAACGTAATAAAAGAGCGAAAGAGCAGTATGAAATAATTCAGAGGGAAAAAGAGAGAGAATTTCGCACTTGCTCAAATTGTCGTAAGCAATCCGGTTTCAGTTTCGTTAGAGAGGAATTGGTTAGTAAGGAACCATTTCATTTTGTCTATCTGGAATCTCCTAAAAAAGGCCCCCCTTATATAAAGAGGGATCCGTCGGATATTAGTGCGTCTGATTATGACCACGTTGAGGTAGAAGTTAATGGAGTTAGAGCTACATATAGAAAGTACTATAAATGCATCGAGTGTGGTTTTGAAAAATTCGTAGAAAGAACTGAAGAAGAATAGATTCTTATAGAACGACGGCCTTCTAGGCAGTAAAGATAGTACGGAAGAAGCTGAAGCCCAAGTCGGTTTTTAATACAGGATAGTTTTGAAAATAAACCTTGACAAAAAAGAACATTTGTTCTAAAATAATTATAGATGACCGCTAGGGTGCCCCCCTCACCCTAGCGGTCATCGCTTTTAAATATTAGTTTATTATCGCTTGACAATTCCCTCCCCGGGGCTATAATTAGAACAGTTGAACAGTTAAATACTTCAGGCAGTCCTGGTTGATCCGGGACATTGATTCGGAGTGATGCCGCCCGAAGACTCATTTGAGTCTTCGGGCGGCTTTTTTGTTACCTATGCACAAATATACCCAACCAGAAAACCCCATCACCACCACGCTCCTGATTGATTAGGGGGAGGATATTTGCATGAATGACCTGCTTAGCATAATTATCACCGCTATTCTCTCACCATTGGCGCTTGAAGCGTTGAGGTATTTCTTTGCCAAATCCAGTGAACAGACCCGAAGTGTCAACGCAAAGATTGAGGGTCTCGAAAAGCGGGTGGATGAATTGAAGGAAAAGAATCTGCAACAAGCCATCGAGATTGCTGTGTTGAAAGCGCAGCTTCTGGACCGCGATGTGCAGATGGCAGAGCGGGATAAGTTGATCGCTGAGCTGAAGAAAGAGATCGAAGACCTGCAGAAAAAAGGTGAGGCGGCATGAGTTATCTCAAATCCCTGGATCGGAATGAAGTGGTCTATTGGGTCGGGCTGGTGATGCTGTTCGCTGGCCTGGCCTTGAACGTTTCTGTGGCAACAGCACTGGTGATCACGGGTGGTGCGATGGCAGCAGAGTCTGTGATCACGTCCTACCTGGCAACGTGGATGGGCTCGCTCTCGAGGAAGAAATAATGCCGCTTACCTCAAGAATGATCGTTGAGAAACGGTCGACGTTTCATGTGTCACAAAGCCCGCCTGGCTGGGTGGTAAAGGGATATGGGCAAGAGTCCTACGCGGGAGAATACGTGACTGTGGAAGGTGCGCTGAGTGTGGCTTCCGTCCTCTCTGCTTTCACAATTCTGATGGAGGACACTGCCAGCCTGCCGCTGATCACATATCGCAGGTTGAAACGAGGCAAAGAGCGGGATGTCAACAGCCCGTATTACATCCTCCTGCACGATATGCCAAACCCAGAGCATACAAGTCTGGTGTACCGCGAATTCATCATGGGACATTTACTGGGGTGGGGGAACCACTACAGCCAGAAGATATGGGATCGACGCGGCATCCTGCGTGAGCTGTGGCCATTGCGGCCTGATCGCATGCAGGTCATTCGCAAAGATGGACAGCGCCAATATATCTACCGCGAGATGAATGGCAACCAGCGCACGTTTCGTCAGGAAGATATATGGCACATCCCTGCATTCGGTTTCGATGGGTTGATCGGATATAGCCGCATCACACTGGCGCGTAATGCGATCGGTTTATCGATGGCGGCAGAAAAGTTCGGGAGTAATTTTTACAAGAATGGTGCGAACTTTGATATTGCGATCACTCATCCAGGGGAACTATCTGATACCGCCTTTGAGCGCCTGAATGAAGACCTCAAAGAAAAACACACGGGTGTTGAGAATAGCCACAAGCCCATGATTCTGGAAGAGGGGATGAGCATCGAAAAGATCGGCATCCCACCTGACGATGCTCAGTTTATCGAGACCAGGCGCTTTCAGTTGGGCGAAATTGCGAGGATGTTCCGTGTTCCGCCACACATGCTGGGAGATGTGGAACGGTCAACCAGCTGGGGCAGTGGTATTGAGCAGCAGGAACTTGGTTATTTATCACACACGCTGCGTCCGTGGCTAAAACGTATCGAGCAAGGCGCACATAAAGACCTATTGCTTGAGTCTGAGCGCAAGGACACAGTTATTGAGCACCTGGTTGAGGATTTCCTGCGGACAGATATCGGCGCACGCATGGCTGCTTATGTTTCTGCGATTACCAACGGCATTATGACCCGTAACGAAGCCCGTGAACGCGAAAACCTGATTCCGTTGGATGGCTTGGACCGCATACTAATGCCATTGAACATGACCACGGTCGAAGAACCAGGGAAGAAGCCTGTTCTTGCCAAAAATAAACGAGCATTTGATCCATACCCATTTATTGTGGATGCTGCACGTCGAGCCATCAGGCGCGAGTCGAAGGAAATACTAGATGCCGTAAAACGCTGGATCGACAAAGACAAGCCTGAAAAGTTTTCATCCTGGCTTGAGCAGTTTTACAAGGATGATCATCGTGCATTTTTGCGGAAGATATTCGAGCCTGTGCTGGATGAGCGTGTAGACAGGCTGATCACTGACTACTGTGAGGTACATGGCGAGGCCATCTTCAACGCCATGTCAAACAATAGTAATTTTGCACAATTAACGCAAACCTGGATGGACGTTGTGCCTGTTGAATTTACCGAATCCATATTGAATGAGGAGATGGACTATGACTAAAACCACAAACCTTGAATTGGAGCGCCGTTACGTTGAAATGACGTTACGAGCTGCAGGTGATGAGCAAAAGCCCGTCATCGAAGGTGATGCTGCAGTATTTGGAGTTGAAACCATAGTGGGGCGTTGGTTTCGCGAAAAAATTCGATCAGGCGCATTCGCAAGAGTCCTGTCAGAAAAGCCAGATGTGATTGGTGCTTTCAATCATGACTGGAGCATGGTACTTGGACGCACTACGGCAGGAACTTTGAAGCTGGAAGAAACTGACAAAGCCCTGCGTTATTCAATTGACGTCAACCCCAATGACCAGCAGGCCATGAGCGTGTATGAAAAAGTGAAGCGTGGAGATGTGAGTCAATCTTCCTTCGCCTTCACGGTCCGCAAAGAAGAGTGGACAGAGCCTGCTGATGATGAAGCTCTCGCTTTGCGTGAAATTGTCGAGATCGGAAAGTTGTTTGATGTCGGGCCCGTGCCATTTGCGCAATATCCTGAGGCAAGCGCACAAGCCCGTTCAAAATCTGAAACGTTTATGCATGATCCATCTACTCAGGCTGCATCAGGCGATGCAGAAGAGTTGGGCAAGCGCCAGAAGGCACGTCGCCGTCAGGTTGATCTTGTAGAACGCTCTATCTATTCAGCAACAGGAGAAAAACTATGAACGAACGAGAATTGTTAGCGAGGCGTGCCGCTTTGATTTTGCAGGCACGCGGCATGCTCGAAAAATGCGAAGCCGAAAAACGTGACTTCGACACCACCGAGCAGACCAATTATGACGCCATCTTTGCAGATGTCGCCAAGATCGATGTCAAGATCGAAAACCTGCGCAAGCTGGGCACAGTGGATTCGGAGGAATTCCGTTCCAGCGAGCCGATTCGTCCTGAATCTGGACGCAGTGCAGAGGAGGCGGATGCCGAGAGGCAGTCTCGTGCCATGCAGACCTACATGCGCACAGGCGTTGTGGCTCCTGAACTGCGTGCATTGCAGGCTGATTCGGATGTTGCAGGTGGTTTCCTCACCACTCCGCAACAGTTCGTCAATCGCCTGATCCAGGCGATCGACAATCAGGTGTTCCTGCGTCAGTGGGCGACCCCCAATACAGTAACCACCGCTCAGTCGCTTGGCATGCCTTATCTGGCGAATGATCCCGATGACGCCGACTGGACAAGCGAACTCGGCACTGGGAATCAGGACGGATCCATGTCCTTTGGGAAGCGTGAGTTATTCCCGCACCCGTTGGCCAAGCGCATCAAGATCAGCAATAAACTCCTGCGCCTCAACCCTGACGTCGAACAGCTGGCAATTACCCGTCTTGCCTATAAATTCGCTGTTTCGTTCGAAAAAGCAGGCATGGTTGGTAATGGCGCAAATAAACCGCTGGGCGTATTCACGGCCAGCGTCGATGGCATCAGCACAGGGCGTGATGTCAGCACGGACAACACCACCACTGCCTTTACCGCGGATGGTTTGAAGAATGCCAAGTATGCCCTCAAGGGCGCCTATTGGCCGCGCTCCAGGTGGGTGTTCCACCGTGATTCAGTCAAGATGCTTGCCAAGCTCAAAGACCTTGAAGGACGTTACCTCTGGCAGTCATCCATCCAGATCGGACAGCCCGACATGCTCGAAGGCATTCCGCTGTTCACCAGCGAATATGCGCCGAACACGTTCACCTCGGGTCTGTACGTCGGTATTCTGGGCGATTTTTCCTACTACCACACTGCCGATGCGCTCGATTTTGGAATGCAACGGCTGAACGAGCTGTACGCCGAAACGAATCAGACTGGCTTCATTGGCCGTATGGAAACAGACGGCATGCCGGTGCTGGAAGAAGCGTTTGTTCGCGTGAAACTCGCGTAATTGCTTTTTGTTGGTGCGGATCGATCATGATTCGCACCAACAAAATAAAAAGGAGATAGTCATGAAGGATTTACATAATTCAATCAAAACATCGCGCGCGATCAGCCCGGTCTCTGTGGCTGATAACACGGCTGCCGTCAGTCAGATTTTGGACACCGCCAACTTCAACGCCCATGAATTGATCATCGCAACAGGCTCGATTGCTGATGCAGATGCCACATTTGCTGTGCTGATCGAAGAGGGCGATGCATCCAATTTGAGCGACGCCGCAGCTGTGGCGGATGCCGACCTGCTTGGCACGGAAGCACAAGCTAGCTTCCAGTTTGATGATGACAATGAGACCCGCAAGATTGGGTACATTGGCTCGAAGCGTTATATCCGTGCCACCATCACACCCACTGGGAATGCCAGTGCCGCGTTGATCTCTGCGGTATGGGTGCAGGCAGGCGCACGTGTCCTGCCGCAAGCGTAGTCAGGTGATGGCATGAGGATCAACCTGTCAACCCTGTATGCAGGCCCGCGCGGCAGCTATGGACCGGGTATTTGTGATGTTCCTGCGGATATTGGGCAGGAACTGATTGAAGCAGGCGTGGCAATTCCGGTCAAGATGGAAACTCGCGTGAAGCCGCAGAGTGATGAGACCCCACGTGCCACCCGTGGACGTGGCCGGTCTGCTTCCAAGGCTGAGCCCTCTGGTGAAGAAGGCGCATCTGATGAGGAAGAAGCCAAAGGTTAAGGAATAGCGGGCGAACTGGCCGCCCGTTTACCACGTGGGTCAGGTTGACCACCTTCCCAACCTGACCCACACCCCGAGAGTCTATGAACCTGACCGTCATTACCCCACCTGAAGAAGAGCCTGTTTCTGTGGAAACGGCGAAGCTGCACATGCGCGTGGATCACAGCGCAGATGATGCGTTGATTCAAACGTACCTGGTAGCTGCACGTGAGTATGGGGAAGGATTGGCGCGTCGTGCGTTTGTGACCCAAACCCTGCGGCTGGTGGTCGATACCTGGCCCGCAGTTCTGAAACTGCCAAGGCCACCATTGCAATCGGTGGAGTCGGTGACCTATCTGGACAGTGATGGTGTAGAGCATGAGTGGACTGACTTCACTATGGACAATCGCAGTGAGCCCGGCCGGGTGATTTTTAATTCCACCCCAAACACATTGTTGGCAGAGTCTGGAGCGATCTCGGTGGAGTTTGTCGCAGGGTATGGAACTGCTGCTGCTGTTCCATACGGGTTTGTCCAAGCAATCCTACTGACTGCAACACACTGGTATGAGAATCGTGAAGCAGCGATGGGTATCCCAGCAGGCGCAAAGGCTCTTTACATGGCGAATCGTGGGAGCTGGTTCTAATGGACTTGAACATCACGATTGCTGACCTGCGCGATCGTATCACCTTCCAATCACAGACCATCAGCAAGAGTCCTGGTGGGGGGCAGGTGACAGCCTATGCCAATGTCGCGTCCAATCCAACCGTCTGGGCGTTGGTGGTTTACGACCACGGGCAGACCATCGTTACCAACGAGGCCGAGAAGGCAGAGCAGCGTGCAACAGTAACGATCCGCTACCGCATTGATGTGTCTGATAAATGGCAGGTGCTGATCGATGGAAACCCGTGGAAGATTATCAGCCCGCCTGACCATGTGCGTGGAAAGAACCGCTGGACCGTCTTTCGTGTCGAGCGTGTGACAGGGACGGTCTGATGAAAGGTGCGCTTTCCTTCAAAGGATTGGAAGAATGGATGGAAGACCTGGCTGCTGCAGGTGAAAGCGTAGACGATGCGGTCACAGAGTTGCTGGGTGAAACTCAACCGTTCATCGAAGAAGAACTTGTCGCGCAGCTGAAAAAGACTTCAGAGGAATACACAGGTCAAACCGCTTCAACCATCCAGGTCAGTGGAGTCCAACAGGCAGGTAATTATCTGTTTGTCGAAGCGACGGTGGGCGGCAGTGAGGCTCCCCAGGCAGTTTACAAGGAATATGGTACGTCCCGCCAAGTTGCTGAACCCTTCGTGCGCCCGACCTTTCGTGGCCATCGGCTGAAGAACAAACTCAAGGAAGGCATGAAGAGCATTATGCAAAGGTTCGGACTATCCAAATGACGACCATCTTCGAACGTGTTGAGACTGCTCTGGGCACCATCAGCCCAGCTGTGCCTTTTGCATTGGCACCCTATAAAGGCGACCTGCCCAGCGCGTACATCGTGCATCAGTTGATCAACTCGCCACCAGAGCAACATGCCGATAACGAAGAAACAGAACGGTCATATACCGTCCAAGTCACGCTGTGGGACAAAGCAGGCATCCCATCCATAACCAGTGTGGACGCTGCCATGAAGGCGGCAAATTTTGAAAAAGGCGACGTGCGCCAGATCCCGCAGGATCCACAGACACATCACTACGGGCTGGCGGTCGAATATGTTTATTTTGAAACACAGGAGTGATACCCATGACAAAACAATATAGTGTTGTTGGAGTCGATCGAGCATATTATGCACTGGTCACTCAGGACGACAAAAACGGCTATGTGGTTGGTACGCCCAAACAGTTGACCCAGGCGATGGAGCTCAAAGGCACCACTGAAGTGTCGCGTGAGGATCAATATGCCGACAATGCGCTGCATGACGCCGCATTGGCGGAAGGTCCCACCACATTTGAAATGATCGGACCCAACATTGCCGAGGATGTCATTGCAGAATTGCTTGGTGAAGTCTACGACACTGCCAGTGGCCGCATTTTTGATGATGCAGATGCCACGCAGGTCGTCTATTTTGCATTTGGCTACCGCTTCAAAAAGCGGAATGGTAAATACCGCTATCGCTGGTATCTGAAATGCCAGGCTGAAAAGCCGGGTGAGGAGGCTGTCTCCGAGAGCCCCACTCCCAACCTGAAGCCATCCACCCTGAAGATCTCTGCATACAAAACGATCTACGAATTCGACCTTCTCGGCGATGGATCGCGGATGAGTGGCGTAAAGCGTGTGCGTGGAGATGAAGATCTTCCCGACTTCGATGCGTCTGTCTGGTTTGATGCCGTGCAGATCCCTGTGGCTGGTACTCCAGATGCATTCAGCGTCTCTTCAAGCCCGGCGGATGGAGCAATTGACGTGTTGGTCGAGGCAAACATCGTGCTTACGTTTAGCAATGCCCTGGCTGGCGGACGCGAGGCTGGCATTGTGCTGGTCAATGCGGATACACAAGCACCAGTGGCTGTAGCTCGCACGATCAATGATGCACGCAAGATTGTTACGCTCAACCCGTCCTCCGATCTGAGTGCTACCACTGATTACCTGATCGTTGTTCACGATGTAGTGGATATTCACGGTCAGGCATTGGCAAATACGGTGATCAACTTCACCACAGAGGCATAAATCAAAGCGGCAGCTGTTGTGGAACGGCTGCCGCTAACAGGAAGGAATCAACCATGACAGATTTATTAAATCTTAAATTGTACGGGCCGAATGATGAAGTGTCCCGTGAATTGACGCGCTCAATTATTCCCTGGGGAATTCTGGAGAAGGCGATTGACTTGCAAGAGCAGTTCCAGGATATGAATGTCGATGCGCAAGGTAATCCTCAAAATATCTCGCGTGAAAAAATCGCTTCACTCACGGAATTTGTGATCTTTGTATTCGATGACCAGGTCACTGCAGATGAACTGAAGCGATATGCCAGCCTGGGCGATATGTTTGCCGTTTACACGCAAATATTTGCTATGGTCACAAAGGTCATGGAGAAAAACCCTATTACAGCCCTGACGCCGACGGACGAGAGTCCGCAGATGGTGAGGCAGGGCAAGAAACGAAAAAGATAAGCAACTGGGCACGCAGGATCAAATACACCTTGCTGGAAATGGGCAAGATTGGAAGCATGCGTGAAATTGAATTGACTGATATGCGGAGCGTGCTGCACTTCATGATCGAATATCCGATTTTCAAAAATGAAGATGTGCATCAAGCGCACGTTGTCTTTGGCGATGAAACGAATTTTGCATAATGACCGAAGCTGCTGAAAAACTCTCTGGAAGACTAGGAATAGACACCACCGATTTCAAAACGGGTATCCGTGAAGCGAATCGGGAACTTCGTGTTTTGGAGAGTTCCTTCAAAGCGAGTGCTGCTTCGCTTGGAGATTGGTCAAAGGATGCCGCAGGGCTGGAGATGCGTATTAAGTCACTAACCAGCCAAATTGAGATACAAAGGCTCAAGGTAGCAGCGCTGCAGGAAAATTACGAAAAGATTGCCCGTGAACAGGGTGAGAATAGCAAGGCTGCCAAGGAAGCCCAGATTGCCTGGAACAAACAAGCAGAAGTTCTTGGCAAGATGGAGAGGGAGCTGGGGCAAACTGAGAAAGCGTTGGTTGATGTAACTAACGAAACAAAAGATGCTGAAAGCGCAACGAATAAACTCGGCAGGTCGCAAGATAAAACGACTGGTTCGACCAGTCGCATGTCTCTAGCTCTTGGAGGACTTAGAAAGATGGCTGGCGCTACTGTTGGTGCGTTGGCAAATCTCACTAGGCGGGTGGCCAGCATGGCTGTTGGTCTTGCGGTAAGTGCTGCCAAAATAGCAGCTGCAACAGCAGTGGCAACAGGTGTGTTGCTTGCCTCCACAATTGGACCCGCATCCGATCTAAACGAAACCCTGTCAAAATCAGAGGTCGTCTTTGCAAGCATGTCGGAGTCTGTAATTAAGAACTCAAAGGCGGCAGCCAATGAGTTAGGTATCGGACAAAAAGCCTACCTCGATTACGCCTCTGCAGTCGGTGCAGCACTTACAGCTGGCGGTATGGGTATTCAGGAGGCGACCAGTCTCTCTGAACGCGCGGTCGAACACTTCGCCGACCTGGCAAGTTTCCACAATGCTGAAGTACAAGATGTAGCTGAGTCGTGGCAATCAGCAATCCGTGGCTCGTATGAACCGATTCAGAAATACTTCCCGTTCATCACAAACGAATACCTCAAAACGTATGGGACAGCCAAAGGTCTGATTGATGAGAATACTCAAAACCTGACAGCCAACCAGCGTGCCATTATTCTCAATGCCATTGCCTTGGATAGTAAGCTCAACCCTGCACTGGGCGATTTTGCGCGTACATCAGATGGTTTGTCGAACCAGCAGCGCATTTTGGCTGCGCAAGTTGAGAATGCCAAGACGAAGATAGGTTCTGGCTTATTGCCAGTGGTAACCAAACTTGTAACTGCGCTCAATATGTTTCTGGCGAGTGAAACAGCACAGGCTGGTTTGGATAAGATCAAGACCACGCTTGAAGGATTTGGTAACACGCTGGGCACGTTGCTCGATTCATTTGAGGGTAAGGATTTTGACCTGGCTACCTTCATCGGCGGTTTGTTTGGGGGACTGGACACAAAGTTAAACCTCGTCGATTTTGGTTTAAATATCGTCAACTCCATCGTTGACTCAATCATCGCCAGTGTTCCGAATATCCTCCCTGCCGCACTTGGCATCCTGCAAAAGTTGGTCGAATTCCTTACGCAGGGCTTGCCAGCTTTAGTGACAACTGCCATACCAATGCTGCTCTCACTGATCACAGGCATTGTGGAGGCGTTGCCAATGCTCGTGGATGCTGCACTCCAGATCATACTTGCCCTGGCGAATGGTTTGACGCTGGCATTGCCGACACTCCTGCCAACCATTGTGGGTGTCATTCTGCAGATCGTAATGACCTTGCTGGAAAATCTGCCGTTGATCATCGATGCAGCCTTGCAACTGATCATTGCATTAGCACAGGGATTGGTAGCAGCACTGCCTGTGTTGATACCAATGATCCCCAAAATTGTTGAGGCTATCTATTCAGCACTGCTTCAGGCTTACCCAATGATTTTGTTGGCTGCCTTGGAGCTAATCAAGACCCTGGCGTTCGGCATCCGTGACAACATCCCTGTTGCCTTTGATGCCATCGTGCAGCTGATCAGTGTCATCTTGAATTATTTATTCACCGATATGCCAAGGATGTTCCGTGATGCTGGTAAGGCGCTTGTGCAAGGTATCTGGCAGGGCATCAAGGAAAACATGCAGTGGCTAAAAGATAACTTCGTCGGTGCGGTCATGAGCATGGTTGGATCCGTCAAAAAGGCGCTGGGGATCAATTCCCCGGCCACGTATCTGGCAGATGAAGTTGGTGAACACATGCCAACTGGTATTGGACAAGGCTTCGATAAGTCCATGCCCAAGATACGTCAGCACCTGGTGCGCTCCATGCTGGGACTGGCGAATGATCTCAAGACCACGATTGAAGTTCCCAAGTCAATCACGGGCGGGGCTCCATTGGCCACAGCTGCAGCAGGAGCATCAGTCTCCATTGGCGATATTTACGTGGATGCGCGTGGTGCGAAGGATCCCAAGTCTGTTGGCAAAGCCGTGGGTGATTCGTTGATCGATACTTTGCGATCAAAGGGAGTGATCTAATGCGAGGGCTACGCTTTTTACAGTTCACAAGCATGCTGATCCTGACACCATTGTGGATTGTCCTCACTGCGGTGATGGCATTTCTGGATGCGGATTGGACGTGGAAACTGATCGGCGATATGGCTGAAAAGGCTGGGTATCACCGCCATGTATAGACTCATACGCTTTGGGCAGGTCGAACTCGAACACTACAACCAGGTGGACGTCATAGGGTCCGGCGCTACACCGACTGCATATCAGATGCTGCCTGAAGGTGGCGCACTTGACTTGTTCGGCGGCCTGCAGAAACACCCTGGAACCGTTGAGCGGTCAAAATCCCTACGTTTGCGTGGATCATCGGTGCAGGAGATCGAGCAGGCATATTTCGAACTGCTTGCTTTGCGCGGTACACGTCAGCGTTTGTATCGTCGCACAGCTGCAGGTGATATCCATTGGATTTATGCACGGCTGGTGGAGGTTTCTGCTGTTCGAAGCTATGAGCAGACCAAATACCGAACAGTCCAGGACGTTGAGTTGCGCTTTGTTACGCAGGAGGCATTCTGGCATGGTGACTTTGGTGGAGCGTGGTATTTCGATAGTGGTGAGAATTTTGATGATGGTCTTGCGTTTGATAGTAGCCAAACATATGACCTTGTCAGCTCTCCCACAGTATTCACGATCTCGATCGGCGAGGATGCAGGGCGGACCGCCACTCGGGCCGCATTGCTGCGTGTCACTGCGGGATCATCAGCCATCACATCCATCAGCATTGTCCGCACTGGGGGAGAATCTCTCACGTTTGGCGGCACGATCGCAGCAGGGGAAGACCTGCTCATTGATACGGGCACGATGCAAGTCACCAATGATGGTGTCGATGCCTACAACGACCTCACGTTATCGCCGACCGCCAACCTCGCTTCATGGTTTGCGCTTGAGCCTGGTGATAATGAGATCACTGTGACCTTCAGTGGAGGCGGAACAGGCTCAACAATTGACTTCAGTTATTACGAGGCTTGGTTCTAATATGGTCAGCAACTTTTGGGTTGATATCGAGAATAGTGGCGGTGCTCGTGTTGGTGCAGGCCCGTTGCGAGCTTCGCAATTCAGCCCTCGCTCTCGCCTGTCCGCGAGCGGCGATTTTACGTTTATTGTCTCGGCAGCAGATCCCAATCTGGCTGCGCTTGCTGAGAAAAGAGTGGCGGTCTGCAGGTATGTTGACCGAAACGGCGACATGCAGACATTTGGTAGTGGCGTCATTGACAAAGTCACACGCACGATTACGGAAGATGGCAATATGGTCATTACTGTGTCTGGCAATGCCCTGGTCCGTGAATTGTCGTACCGCTCGGTTGGCTCGCTTGACCTGTCAGGTATAGGTGGTGCAGGAGTCCTTGATGCTCCCGACCAAATTATGGCTTTCGCGCCTGCTGGCTGGTCGATTGATAGTGGAGAGACTGCAACAAGCGTGTATGCAGGTTTTGATGGGGAGTCTGTACTCCATGCCCTGACCCGAGTGGGGGAGCACATCGGCGAGCACTGGCGACTTGGTACGGGACGCAACGTGGAGTGGTTGGGACCCGCCTCTGGCTTTGCCCCGTCCGGGGTGCGAGCTGTGCAGCATTTCAACGATCCTGTTTCTGCGGAAACGGTCGGGAATATTGCCTTGATCACTTCCCTCGAGGAGGAGAGTGATGCAGCTGACCTGATCACTCGAGTTATCCCGCGTGGATCAGGCAATGGTGGTGTGGTGCTTACACTGACGCCTGCAACAGACGCGGCTCCCAGTGGCTTCACTCTGGACTTGGCCAATAACTATGTCAAGCGGGACGACGCGGAAGCTACCTATGGACGTATCGAACGCGTGCTTGATTACAAAGAGATTGGACCCATCAGCAACACCACGCCTGATGTGCAGGCAGCTGCCAACATGCTGCTGCAGGCCTCGGTCGAGCACCTGAGGCGTTATGGATCGCCGCAGAAGTTTTACCGTGTGGGATTGGCGAACGTCAACCAAGTGCTGCTGCCAGGCACCAGCTTGCACTGTGTATATCGCAGCCTGGTGGACGGCCACGTGGTCTATGACCTCGATGCAGAATTTATTATTCTTGAAGTCGAAAGCCAGATATCGGAACTAGGTATCGAGACTACCTCCGTATTGATCTCCACCATTGACCGCCTGCCTCAATCAGACTCAGAGTTTCTGGCGCAGCAAGCTATGCAAGCAAAAGTCTTGAGCGCACACCAGCAGCTTGGCGCCAGTGTGGATACATTCACCTATCGTGACGAACTGGACGACAGCAAGGGTGCATCCCTGCGCTTTTGGCTAGGGGATGAGTACACATCTATTCAGCGGGCTGTATTACGTTTTCGCATCCAGCCGCTTCGAAGCACCGTCAAATCGGTGGCAGGCTCGAGCACTACCACCAGCAGTGGGGGAGGATCCACGAGTGGGTCTGGCGGTGAAATGACACAGACCTCAGGCACGCAAAGCGCCAATCATAGTCATGGTTTGTCGATCGCAGCTGGCACCATTGCGTATAACGTTGGCCTTACTTCGTTTGGTCAGTTGGTAGCACAGAGTCCGTGGGGTGGTGGCACTGTCAATGCTATTCAAACCAACTCAACCAATCACACACACAATGTATATCTGCCTCCACATACGCATTCAACGCCAAATCACTCGCACTCGCTCACTCCTAATATCTCCATGCAATATGGCATCTTCGAAGAGAGCGGAGGTAATACCCTGGCGCTGGCTGATCTTGTGATCAAACTCAATGGTGGTGCAGATTTGCGTCCAAGCGCAGTCAGCCTTGGGGGAGGATGGTACGAGATCGACATCACAGATGAACTGGTTGATTCGGTTTTCAGGCCGAGCCAGGAAAACAACGAAATTGCAATCACAACTGCTGTGGCTAAAACCGCACGGATCGAAGCACAGATCACGATCCGCGGTGTGGTGCAGGCAGTTGCTTATGGATAAGGAGTTGCTATGAAAAAAGTATCACTGAAAATATTATTGTTTATGGTCTTTGCCCTGGCGCTTTCAGCATGCTTGCCAGAAGGCGATACCTGCCAGAAGATCGAGGTGCAAACACGCATCGAGGTCTACACTGAATCTGACCATGCCACCAATTACATTGCCGACCTGCAGCCTGGTGATGTGTTGTATATCTGCGGAGAATAAGATATGACATCTACCTACCACACTCCGATTCCATCCAGCCCGCCACAGCCTGCCAATGCGGCAACGATCAATGGACCGCTTGGAGAACTGGATGCCCAACTCACTGAGCACGAAGCCCGCATTGTAGTGCTGGAAGGCGATTCGCCAGACTACAGTGGCAATGCTGCCGAATTCCTGAATGGTCAGGGTAATTTTGCTGTGCCTGCAGGGACAGGCGATACCAATGGCCATGTTATCCAGGAGGAGGGCGTAGATCTGCCGCAGCGTGCCAAGTTGAACTTCGTCGGTAGTGGTGTCGCTGTCACGGATGAAGCTGGTGGGACTCAGGTACAAATCGATGGAGGCGCCATTGAAGATGGCGACAAAGGTGACATCACGGTTTCAGGCAGCGGTGCGACTTGGACAATCAACAATGGCGCGGTAGTTGCAGCCAAGATTGGCGATTCTGCTGTAGAGACTGCAAAAATCAATGATGCCGCTGTTACGCTTGCAAAGCTTGTGCCTGCAACAGCTCAATATAAGTTGCTCGCACGATTGTCGAGTGGTGCTGGAGCTTTTGAAGAGTTGACCGCATCAGCCAATGTGTTCTCAATGCTGCAAGCAGCAAGCTATGCGGCAATTCGCACCCTGCTGGGATTGGTGATCGGCACCAATGTGCAGGCGTGGAGTGCTGCATTAGATACTTGGGCAGGGAAGACAGCACCAAGTGGCACTGTTGTTGGCACAACTGACACTCAGTCGCTTGCAAACAAACGTGTTGATCCACGCGTGGGGACCGTGGCATCTTCTGGCACACCAACTATTAATACAGACAACGTTGATGCATACAGCATCACAGCGCTTGCGGCGAACATTACCAGTATGACAACTAATCTAAGTGGCACGCCGGTAAACTTTCAGAAACTCATTATCCGTATCAAGGACAATGGGACGGCTCGAACGATCACATGGGGAGCGTCATTCGAAGCCAAAGGCGTTGCTTTACCGACCACAACGGTTATCAGCAAGGTGCTGACTGTTGGATTTATTTATGACACGGTAACTGCCAAGTGGGGTTGTGTGGCTTCGGCACAGGAGGCGTAATATGCCAGTTGATGATGCTTTTACCGTAGCCCTTTTGCACATGGATGGGACGCACGGGTCTACCACTTTCACCGATGAAAGTGGTAAGACTTGGACTGCTGCAGGCAACGCACAAATCAGTACGGCGTCGCCAAAGTTCGGAACAGGCGCATACATTGGTGATGGTAGTGGCGATAGGCTTACAACTCCTGATGCCGCCGATTTTGATTTCGCATCTGCTGACTTTACAGTTGAGTGCCTCTTCAGAATTCGTGCTGCACAGTCTGGGAAGGTATTGCTCACACAAAGAAATAGTACTGGCTTCGCTCCGTGGTCGTTGAATTACGAAGGATCTGGCGTGGTGCAGTTTTTATCTTCGTTTACTGGTGCGAGCTGGGCTGTAGTTATATCGGAAACTGCGCCCGGGATTGTCGTAGATACTTGGTATCACCTTGCGGGAGTTAGGCATGGAAATAATTGGAGAATGTTCTTCCAAGGTACACAACTTGGCTCTACCGTTTCCGCAAGTGGCTCTTTAATGGGATCCTCTGATTCGGTCTCGATTGGTGCTACTGGTGATGGAAGTGGTTCTTTAGATGGCATGATTGATGAAGTTCGCATCAGCAAGGGCATTGCACGATGGACATCTAACTTCACCCCACCCACAGCACCGTATGCTCCACCATCAATAGATACAGGCAATTTTTTAGCCTTTTTTTAGTCAGGGGCTAGAGCAAGAGGAGTTTATGAAGAGGCTACGATAATTGTGCCTTCAGAGCGTCGATCAGGCGCAGTATCTCTGTCTTGTCCAGATTCGTATTTGACGCACCCAAGTTGGTGATGACATTGCGGACTTGATCACCCGTGAGTCCACTGTAGACCTGGTCCGTGATAATGGTATTGGCATGCATCACGTTCTGCGACACAGCCTTAACCTCTTCCTGGGTGCGGGCATGGCTGCGAGCATAGACAATGTGTCCGTGACGGAAGCGGTGAGGGGAGAGGTAGCGGATGCCAGCTGTTTTACAGATCAAGATGATATCGTCACGAATAGCGCCACTGCGTTCTTTAATCGCAGTGGCGGATTCGTAGACGGACATGCCATCATGGTTGAGAGGGGCATACCATAATGCTGATGATGCAAACCCCAGCTGGCGGAGTCTGTCATCCCATTGTTGCACTATGCTCAACAGGTCGGGAATATTGAGCAAGTAGGTGATCGCGGCTTTGTTATTTTTGGTGCGCGGTCCCATGCTCGGCACTTGATAAATGCGCATGTTGGGCAGATCCACACACTGCCGTGGCAGGGAGGCGAAGGTATCCGCCCGCATGCCAGACAGATAGAGCATGCAGGCAGCAGCTTTGGCGCGTTCCTCACGGAGTGTTGCTGCAGAAACGGCAGCGATGGCACGCACATCTTCCAGGGCGTAATACTTGTGCTCTTCGAGGCTGGGCTGGGGTCTGCTGTCCCGATTGGGTACGAGGAGATCGATCCAGCCAGCGTTCAGCTTTTGGTAGCGTGGCCAGTGTTTGAGGGCAAATTCAAAATACATGCGCGTGGTGCTGAGCGCCTTGTAAATAGTGATATAGCTGAGTCCCCGTCCCTTGCCATCATTCCGTGCGGTTTGCAGGTAGGTGGGGAACGAAGGGAATATTTTATGCGCTTGGTGCAGGGGAGTCTCATCTGCCCACTCGATCAAGTGACGAAGGTACATCCAATTCTTGCGGATGGTCTTCTCGTGCCGACCTTGCACGTGTTCCTGATGGTGCAGCCACTGACGGACATCAAGCCAATTTTGACGGTAGATCATGATGCACCTCCCGCTTCAGATTGTTTACGCTGCGCACGATTTACGAGGCATTTACAGTTCGGGCATTTGGATTGCATGATCTCAATATAGAGATTGGTGTATTTGACTTTGGGGTTTGTCATGGCGACCGCTTGATTGCACTTCATGCACCAGGCGTACCCATCTGGGAGGGGGGTGCGTTTGCTGCGGTTTTTGACGATGGTCATCTTTGCCCATCCGACAAAGGCAGGACCGTAAATCCAAATTCCCTGATGATCCTGGATGTGTGGCAGCCCAGCAGGAAGGTATGAGCGATACAGGGTGTCGAGGGTGACACCGATCTCGCTGGCCAGTTCCTTGGGCTTATACATCATGTCCAAGATGCGAGAGAGGCGGATGATCTGCGTGTGCTTTAGAAGCGGCTGTCTTTTCAT